GAAATATAGATGTGAGGGGTGTGCTATTTGGTGTGAAATTTCGTGGCAAGATGATAAAAGTCATTTTAAACCAATGAAATGACTCCGATTTGGTTCATGTCCTGCCTCTTGCTTCTGAACGTGGGAGCGGCGGTGTCGTTTGCGGTGCTTAGGGTGTGGCCGTGGTCACTTATCTACTTGGGCGCTTCGCTGATTACGGTGGGGAGTCTATGGCTGCAGGGGAAATGACCCTCCTCACCCTTGCGGAAACCGCGCACTGGCTCCGGGTAAACAAAGCCACCCTTTACCGGCTCATTCAAAAAAGGGGGATTCCGTTCTTCAAGATAGGCCGGTTGTACCGTTTCGACGAAGCGGAAGTGGAACGCTGGATGAATAGGGATGAAAGATAGTTTTCTACTGACGGGGCTGGTGGTGATGATTCTTGTGCTGATCGCCCTGCTGTTGAGGGTGGTTTAGAATTTCAAAGACGGTGTTTAAAGACTCCACCACGTCCTTCAAAGTATACCCTCCCTCGATATAGCCCATGACCACCCGCACCAGGCGCCACAAGGCTCCGTTTTCCCGTAAAAGGTCTTGATAAGAGCGCATAAAAGAAAGCGGAGGCTGCGTTCCACTGCGCCCCCGCTTTCCCGGCTGTCCTAGCCCCCGCCCTACGCAGGCGGGAATCCTTTTTTCCAAGCCGCCCATCCCCCCACGCGGACGGCGGCGTACATCGTCGTGCGCTTCCACCAGGGAACGCCCAGGACTTTCATCGCTTCCATGAAAATCCTGTCGCACGCCTTGCGCGTCCGGTGCGTTCCTTTCGGGTCGTCGCCTAGATGAAAATACAAATGATCGTGGAGCACCGCGGCCTGGTTCGGCGAACCGCTTTTGGGGATGAATAACGTCGCGGGCCAGGGGACGCTGGCCAGGTCGGTTTTAAACCCTTTCTCGACCCGGATTTCGTCCTCGCTGTCTTCCGAGCCGACATAGTAACTGAAGGCCCGCGCCGTTTCCCATAAGTTCGTCTTGGGGTCGTACTTTAAAACCAGCTCCCGCGTGAACGAACTCATTCAGCTATTCACCCTTTTTCGTGAAATCCAGCACCGTCCAGGGCAGGGTCACTTTAGCAAGCAGGGTGTACCCTTCCCACCGCTCCTGCCTTAAATCTTTAGTGACTTCCGCGCCCACCGCGACCCCTGCGACTTTCACGAGGTTAGGGGCGTCTACCTGAACGCCGAAGCTGTTGCCCCGCACGCCTTCATCGAAGAAGTCGTCAAAGTCCCCCGCCCACGCGAGCGGGGCACACAAGAGCAGTCCGACAAACAACACACTGATCCACTTCATTTGAGTTCCTCCTTGTTTTCACTGCGCAGCAATTCGTTGACCTGGGCTTTCGTGAAATAAAACGTGATAATCATGGAGACGAGCGCGATGAACGCCTCGGCGGGGACTTTGCCCTGCAGGAAGCCCGCGCAGGACGTGAACGTAACCCCTAACGCAATCAGCCTTCGGGTAAACGCTAAATGCGTCAAGTCGGGAAAGGTCATGGGGCCTTTCTTGCAGGGAGGCGTTCTTCAATCCGGGCCAAACGCTCCCTGAGTTCGGAGACGTCGTGCTGGAGATGATTACTTAAAGCCCCATTCAACTGGCTGATAGCCACCTCTAAACTTGCCAATCGTCCCAAGATCATGTTTCCCATCATCAAGAGGATTCCTATGAGGAGTGGCGTAACAAACCGCATCCAAATTCCCACCCCGTTAATACGCGCATGGATGCTCCGTGTCATTTCTCCTTCAAAACCTCTATGAGAGATTTCAGGCTCTCGTACTGGAGGTCGGAACGGTCTGTGATCTTTTCATTGAACGCCCGTTGTTCGATGACGTACTTCTCGAATTCCACCTGCTCGGTTTGTACCGCTTCGACCTTCTTCCCGGTTTCATCCGCCTTCTTCTCGACCGCGTTCATGCGGAAGGGGAACACGGCGGCTAACCCGATAAGCCCTACGACCACCCCGTTCTTAAGCCAGACGCTCATCAATGCACCACGAATACCCGGCGGGCCGCACCGCCTCCTCCCACTTCCTTGTAGGTCGCAATCGTACTGCGATAATTGGCCGTTGAACTCATCGTGGCCGTTGCGGTGTAAGTTCCGGTCGAGGTCACAATACGGTCGGCGAAGCTGGCGCGGCTGGTACCGCTGGCGCCTTCCGTGAGAAGCGTAAAAGAACTCGTCCAGGAGTAGGGAGTGCCATTAAACGAATCCGACACCGCGCAAAACAGGAGTTCATTGGCCGCTGTGGTCGTAACCGAACCGCTCGAAAACGCCGTGCCCGACCCCGTGCTGGTATTACTCTGATCGAGCGCGGCCCCGCCCGTAAACCCGGAATACTCCATGCAGGAAAGACCGATTTTAGTTGCGGAGGTGGTCGTTCCGAACGTCACCGTCATGCTCCCGGCGTTCGTAATGCTCTTGATGCTTCCGATCATCGTTCCCATGTCATTATTAGGATCGTTAATATCAGTCGCCCAGGTGTTCCCTAAACTGTCACTGAACGAGGGGGTTCCATTGCGGTATTTCGCCCCGCAGACCACCGTGTTGCCCGACACCACGTTCTGCGGGAAGGTGATTTGAAGGGACGTGGCGCTCGAAGACGCGGCTCCCTGCTTGGTCTGCCCAGAGGCTTGGGCAACCGCGGCCTGGGCCGTCCCCGTCAGGACAAACCACAGGCTTCCCGCTAAAACCAGGGATCGCCTCATCAGGGCGTTATTTCGCCTCATCAGGGCGTGACCTTCACATTCACATCCGATGCCGTTGAATCTTTCTCGTTCTTAAAAACCAGCGCGTCCCGTCCCTGGGTCACCCACAAACGCACGGTGTTCACCAGTTCCTCCTGAATACGCGCCTGGCAGTCTGCATCGGTCAGGGAAAACGCCCCGAAAGACGCGCACGCCTCCTTCAAGGTCGTCTTTGCGGACGCGTCGTCCACGCGGACTGTGAAGGTTACGGCCTCCGCATAGGGCAGACCCATCAAAACAAAAAGCAGTACGGCAACTCCCATAGTTTTCATTTGAACCTCCTGGTAATCAATCTACCCAATTCCCCGTCCAACAAATTGAAACCCACGTCGGCGTGTTGGCGACCGAAGTAATGGCCAGGTCAAGTTCTTCTCCCGCCGCCACCGTGGTATCTCCGTTCAGAGACGTATCCTCGGCTTCTCCTGCGGCGGGCGCCAAGTCCACGCTGTCCACGTCCGCCGGTGTCCCGTCGTCCACTTGAAGCATGAACGTCACGGTCTGGTCGCTTTCCGCCCAAATTTCCGTAAGGAGAAAATCGTTCGCCGTCTTGTTTGCCCAAATAGATTTGAAGTCATCCGTCGCTGTGGGGTTCTCAAACCAAAGGCATTTCGTATCGGCTTGATCCGCGTCGGCCATCTGCGCGTGCGTGATGGAATCGGCGGCAATTTCAACCGTTCCGGCTGAAACCGTGCCCCCGACGTTCAAATTCCCTTCGATGTAGAGATCATCGTCTGAGTTGAGTTCCGCACGGGAGGAGGTCGAAGCATCGGCGATAACGTTGTACGCGACACCGGAAACCGTGCCCCCGATGTCCACTTTCTGAACTATAACAACATCCTCACCGAACCCAATCGCCGAATCCGTCTGAGAGTCCAAAACAGGATACGTCCAATCTAAATCAATCCTCAAATCCGTGGGGTCGCCCCCGATGCCCACAAAGCTGACGAACCCATCCGAGGCATTGGTCAAATACTCAGCGTTTGCGAAAGTCAACGGGAGCGCAAAAGTGGTGGAGCCGTCTAGGTCCAAGATAGTGGTGGAGGCAGTGGTCAGCGTCCCGGAGGTGTAGGAGTCGGAGGCGTCGGAGCGGAGAAAAGACGCCCCTTCAATAGAATCCAAAGTCCCCGTCCAATCCCCGGTCGCGTCAATCGCAATGGAAGCGGTATCAGGCGAAACCCCTGCGTTGAAGGTGATCGCAATCCCCGCCCCGCTTTGAATGTCCACCCCGGCGGCGTCAGAAACCGCAGTGCCGTCAATCAAGACGGGATCGCCTCCCCCCGCGCCCGTGTCGTCATCGTCCCAGGTAAGGCTGCCTGACCCATCGGTGTGCAGAACTTGAAGGCTGCTCCCGTCCGCAGAAGGCCAGGTGTAGGCGATTTTATTGAGGACGGTGGACTGGCCTACTTCCAAAGACCCCTCGATGTAGAGGTCGTCGTCAGAATCAATAATCGCAGAGGACGCGGTGGAGGCATCGGCAATGACGTTGTAAGCCGCGCCGGAGACGGTGCCCCCGATGTCCACCTTACCGTCTACAATGAAATCCTCCGCCACTTGAATGGCGCTGTCGGTAGGAGAGGTAAGAACAGGATAAGCCCCATCCAAATCAATCCTCAAATCGGTGTTGTCCGACCCCCCCGCGCCGATGAACTCCACCATGTCATCTGTTGAGTTTTGAATCAATTCGCTGTTGGCTAGAGTCAAGGGAAGGGCAAGCGCTGTGGAACCGTCCACATCCAGGGTGGTCGTCGCGTCAAACGTCAGCGTCCCGGAGGTGTAGGAGTCGGAGGCGTCGCTTCGCAGGAACTGCGTCGAGTCCAGGGTGTCCAGGGTGTCGGCGTCCCCGCCGCCGCCTCCCCCCCCGATAAACATATCCGCATGGGCCGTGGAAGCCAAAAGCAAAAGCCCGATGCCTAAAATAACCTTACTGCGCATAAATACCCAATGTTGCGGTTCCGCTTGACGTGATACAGGTGATGACGCCTTTATACTGCTCGGTCACAAAGCCTTGGTTTTCCTGGAAACGGGTTCCTAATGCGGTCGTGCAGGTTGCCGCCCAGCAGACGTAAGCGTCTGTCGTGCTTTGATTAAGGTAAACAGCCACCTTCCTGGAACTGTCGGGACTCAGCACCGTAGAGGAAGTCGAAGTGCAGGAAACCTGAGTGGAAGTGGTCGCCCATGCCTTGACGGGAAGCATCAGGAAAAGTATCATAAACCCTATGGACAAGGAAACTCGGAACCTGGTCATCGGCTTGCTCCTCTCGGCCCTTTTCCTACTGTGGTTTATGAACCAGCGTAAAAACGCGCCCGATTACGGACGGCCTCATCAGTCGGGCGGCCGTTACATGGATTGGATGAGGGACTAATTCCGGGTTTCATGCAAAGCTTCCCTCAACCGCTGAGCTTCCTTGTTCCGGCCCTGGCGTTTCGCCCGCCGCATTTCGCGTTTGATTAAAGACCGTTCCCGGATAAGCTCGGTTCTGACCTGGTGCCTCAATTCCGACACGTTAAAGCGGTAAAGTTTAATCCCCGTAAAAAGTCTGACCATCTTTTCAAACCCAGTCAAATCTTCGGGGCGGCCTTGGGACGGCGTGAGCATCCGGTTCACTTCGGTTAAAACTCTGAAATTGTATAAGAGGTGATGCACGCGCGGGGGAAGATCAAGCCCGAGAAACAAACGTCTCTGCTCCGGGAACTCCTGAATGGGCTTCTCGAAAAAGAAGCTGTAGTTGGCCGCCTGTTCCAAAGGCGCTTTCAGAAGAGGGGTCATCTGCTCCAGAATAATCTCCCCCGGCCGGAAAAGCTTTGCCAGGTCTGCCGCGGGAATCCAGGTCTCCAAGGGAAAGAAGGTCGCGATGCCTCCCTTGGTCTTTCCTGCCCGGATGGGAAGCGATTCGTAGAGAAAGGGACGGGTGCGTTTCAGAAGACTTATGTCTTCTGGTATTTCCTGCTCCCCGCTGAACCCCCGCCTTAGTTTCTCGATGCCGACATACTTCATGGGCTGCCGGAACAGCTCCTGGGCCTGCAAGGGGATGTTCTTCCGGCTCCAGGTGTAAAACGGCGCCAGGCGTTTCATCACGTTTTGTTCAAAAGGAGTCAAGTCAAGGTAATCGAAAAGATACCGCTTGACGGATTGGGCGGCGGCGTCCGGGGAAAACCCTTTGCCCGTCTTATCCAGAAAATGCGCCAGGCGCGCGTTGTTCTCGACAGCGTTCCCTATTCTTTTACCGAGGTTAATTACCCGGTTCTCCCCCACCACGCGCTCCCACAGCATGTCTGTGGGCCTTCCGGTAAACTGCTCCATGACAAAACGGTCAATGTCCACGACTCCGAGTTCACGGGCTATTCTGAAGATTTTCGCATCTTCACCTTTTAAGAGCCCCTTGGCAGCCAAGACCTGAAGGCGCCGGGCCTCGTTGTAGACCCGCGGGTCCACCACCCCCGCGAGATAGTTGTTCCAAACATTTCCCACCGCGTTTCTGAAGTGATACGCCGGAAAAGGAGCGAGGGTCCATAACTTCCAGGCGTTGTGCCATTTGTCATAAGTTTGAATAAAATCTTTAGCCGTCTTGGGGTTAAAAAACGCTTCATGGACCCGCGTGATTTCATCCAAAACACCGGGTTCAAAGAATCTTCCCCGCAGGCTCGGAACCAGTTTAATCAACGCTTCGGGGGCTTCGACCATACCCGTCACGGCCTCTTCGGCCTTCACCCCGAACTTTTGAGCGGCGTCCATTAAAAATTCGGAATGGGATATGGCCCGTTCGCCGCGCGCCAGGCGCGTCGCGGTCGCATACGCGGGATGGGAGACAAAGAAGTTCTCGACGCTGTTTCCCCCCAGGCTTTCAATCCCGTTCTCCCGGGCGAACTGGTTCCATTCTTCCAAGGTAAAATCTTCCGTCCGGCGCTTGAGCGCGTTTGCCAGCTTCGGGTTCCAGACCTTCCGGCTTCCGATGTGGGCTTTTTTCAGGTAGTGCTTGGCTTCTTCCGTCGTAATGCGGGGAAAGTAACCGAGTTCCCGCTTGGCCCGGAGTTCCGTGATTTCCCGAAACAGCGAACGGGCTCTGACGCCTTTCGGAACCGCTTCGGCGGCCTCCGCTAAATCCAAGCGCCGCTCCAAAGACAATCCCGCTTGTCCCCGAATCGGTTCCACCTGTTTCAAGGCATCCTCCAAAGATTGAATCCTCGCGATAAAGCGGCTTCCTTCGGCGAGTTCGGGGATATCTTGGAGGCGTTCGGCCAACTCTCCCGTATGATACCAGTAATCGTTTTCACGCCGGGCGATTTTGCGTTCAATCGCTTTAAAAGGAAGCCCTTTCTGGCGCGCAATCAGCTTTTGCTGTTCTAAAAGGTTCAACTGCTCGTTCAGGGAATCCGTGCGCGCGATCAGCTCCTTGACTTTGTTTTTGTTGACCAACTGCGCGCGGACCTTCAACGCCTCGGCTTCGGACGTAATGGCCTTCTTTTGCTTGGTGACCGAAATGCGGTCGAGTTCCTCCAAGGACCGTTTTAAAACCTGGCGCGCGTTCCCCAATTCCTTTTGCGTGCGGACGCGAATCACGTTTAAAGCGCGGCGTATCTCCTGAACCCGCACGCTGCGCCCCGTCCCCAGGGCCGCGACTTGAACGCCTGCCTTGATTTCTTTGGAAAGCTGGGTGTCAAACATGGAACGGAGGGTGCGCGCTAAAGGTAACACCGCTTTGTCGCTCACCTGGGGCAAATCCATAGGAACGTCTTTTAAAACCTGGATGGTTTTACCTTCAGGGGTTACTTTCATCACGCTGATTTTTTGCCTGCCCCCGAGAGCTTCCACGGTGTTTGCTGCTTCTTTCCCGATGTCCTCCACTGTTTTCCCGGACCGCTTGGCCATCCTTTCCACCAGGGACCGTATCTTATATCCTTTTTGATAAGCTTCTCCTATCTTAAACCGCGCATTAAGGTTATGAGAACGCATCAAGTCATCCAAAGGTTTAATTCCCGTGGTTGTCCCAAACAACCTCCTGTACGCGGTGGTAATGGGTTCCAAAGCTTTCTGAGCGGTGGAAACCACTTTTCCCACTTCGGGAATTTTTACGGCACCCTGGGCGGTCAGTTTGACCCCTTTAGTCCCCGCCTTCAAAATAGGCCCTCCAAGATACGTCAGGGGGTCGAAAACCACGTCTCCCACGAACCCCAGCACCGAGGCAGGCACTCCCCCGGCACCCATATCTTCCAAAACCTGGCTATAGGAACCTTTCTCCTCGCCCGTCAGCCCCCTGCGGATGGCTCCTGAGACATCGGGGTCCCGTCCTTCCCGGGCCGCGGCAAGGAATTCCCGCGCGGTGTTGGCCGAAGCGTACTGGGTTCTCAGGAGACGGTCCATCCACGCTCCGAAGTTTGTCTGGAACTTCCGGTCCCGGGACGTCATAAAATCGCTGGAAGTAAACACAGTAGGTTGTTGAGGGAGAAAATCTTCGGCGGTGAAGGTTTGGGGAGCGGATTTCGGAAGAAAGTCCTCGGCGGTAAATGCAGGCGCTTTCGTATCTAAAAAATCCTCGGCGGTAAAAGTTTGAGCCATGCCTTACAGTCCGAACTTCGCCTTGGCGCGGCGCTTGGCTTCTTCCGCTGAAACGCCTTCTTGAGTGAGCTGAGACGCAAACGCCGCCGCTTGTTCGGCTTTCTTCCTCCGGGCCGCGAAAGCACCGGTTTGCTGTCCCGTAAACTCCTGAATCTTCTCCTGGATCGCCTTGGTGCTCGCTTCGGGCTTGGCGCGCAGCTGCTCCGCCAGGGCTTTCAAGGTTTCAAAGTTGGATTGTATCTGAGCCGCTTTTTCTTCGGGCGTGCCGAGAGGGTCTACGGACTTGGTAGAAAGTTCCAACAGGTCTTTATCCGTCAATTCTCTCTTCTTCGCTTCCGCCGCCGCTTCCCGTTTCTCTTTGGCGGTGTCCGCGAAGCCTTTAGCCAGCCCCGCCCCCGCCGCAAGGCCCGTCTCTCCCCCGAACTTGGCCAACGCGAGCGGCGCGCCGATTTTAAACGCGGCAGGCGAAAACAACATTCTTAACGCCTGGGAAAGACGGGAACGGGGTTCCGTTGTATCCGTAGGCTCTGTGGGCACTTCAGGAGCCGCCACAGCTTGGGACGGAAACAAGGATTCCGCGCCCAGGCGGCCCGCCTGAAATGGAGCGCCCGCGCCCGCGAGAGCGCCCTGAAGCGCCGCGGAGAGCATCTCCCGGGGAGATCGCTTCGCCGCGCCCGCGCCGAGTGAAACCCCCCCCACGTCCAAAGCACCTTGAGCGCCCCCGCCCATTCCCTGAACCAACCCTTGCATGGGTTCGTTTACATATTGCTCACCCAGCACTTTCGCTTCTTCGAGGCTTTTCTGCTTGCGCTCATCGGCTTTATAGGCGGAAGCCGCGAGTTGAATCAGCTGGGCGAAAACATTTCTTTGATCGTTAGGCATGGGTCACCTGTTCTAAACGCCCTCGCCAGGCAAAGTATTCAAAGAGCGGTCTCAAAAGGATTTTCAAGAGGGGTTTGTTTGAAATGAAGTGAGCCATTTTTTCTCCGTGCCGGATGTAAAAATTCCTGAACCAGGGAGGCGCTAGATACGTGATATAACACCGTGCCTGAATTGTTTTAGGCGCGAACCAGCCTCCAAAGATTTCGGAAGCGACCCAACACATCATTGCCGACGTAGCTCCCATACTTCCAATACTTCCAATGCTTCCGAAAATATCAGAGATCATCTTGCGGCGCGAAGCCCGTTCCGCGGTAGCCGCTTCGAGTTGACCTTGGAAGATTTGCTGCTGGAATCCTGCCTGGGCCATTCTTGGGGCCTGAAACTGCTGAATTCCCTGGGCGAGCTGGCCTGTGGTCTGACCCGGAGCGATGACCCCCGGCCCTCCCAGGATGGGTGAAATCCCCCGTCCGAGGGCGCTGCCCGTACCGCCTAGAGCGATTTGGAGCAGGTTAAAAAGATTAGCCTGTTCCGTTGCCTGGGTTGCTGCCGCCGTTTCAACCGCCAGGTCTTTTTCAAGTTCCGCGCGGATGCCACTGTCCAAAAGCCCCGCGCTGGCCAGAGAAGTCATCAGCCTTTTGCGGTTACGTTCAAAAGCAGCGCTTTCCTGAACCGGTTGAGTCAACTGCCCGAAGATGCCCGTGGGGGCCTGGCCTTGAAGAATGGGCGTCAGGAACCCCAGTTCCGCCCTGCGTGTTTTTTGAAGCTCGGGCGCCAGCTCTAAAAACTGCTCCGCTTCCTTCTTGCGTGCCGCTGTCAAAACGGGAGACACCTGCTCCAATTCCTGCTGGCGCAACTGGGTCTCTAAGGGGATATTGGTCCTCAGGAATTCATTGATAAGCGTCTGCTGTTCCCGTTCCTCAGCAGAAGGCTCTGGAAAAGTCGGTGGGGTCGGTTGAACAACGTTTTTAGAACCCATTAGATGAAGCCCTCGGGAAGCCCATACGGTGCGATTAAATACGTTTTATCCTTCAAACCGCAAATCCATTGGTGTCTCGGAAGCATTTTCTTGAACCGCCAGATTCTTTTCGGGTCTCCCGGTTCAATTTCAAGGTCGGAAATGTACAAAACGTCTCCCTTCGTTTTTACGCCCTTGTGGTCACAGAGCCAGATGTCCAGAAGCGAGGTGACCCAGTCATATACCAAAGTGCCTTTCTGAACGCCCTCTTCATAATAGTTCAGCCGCGTGCCGTGGTCTTTCGGATCGTTTTCAAAACGCATGATTTCAAAAATGAACCCCGTATCTACTGGGGCGCATCCGGGTCTGGTGGCACATCCGCGGGCCACACAGCATTCAACTCGCTCACCGTAGTCACCTGAGACATATCTGGTATCTGAGCGTTTTTCACTTTCTGCGAAAGCGTGCTCAACCGGTTCTGCTCCACCGTATCCCCGACTTGAAGCGCATCTATGAAATCGTTCTTAAGTCTTTTTAACTCATAGGATTGCGCTTTTAAAATCCGGTCCCGATGGATGATTTTCGCTTTGTCCATATTGATCTTGATTTTCACGCCATCCCATTCAGCCGCGTCACGAAAGTTTTCAAAGCGATCTTTCACCGTTGCGTCCCCTCTGAACCACATGGGGAGTTGAGAGTCATCCAACAATGTAAAGGGCACATGGTCTAAATGAACTACGGGATCAAAGGCGTTTCCCATAATACTTTTATTGACCGCTTTGATAGATGCTCGGATCACTTCGGTCTTAGATTGAGCAGATTGAGAATCAAAGGTAACACGGCCTACCTTTCCGTCTGCAGTCGTAAAAATAGCACACTCTTGGGCCTGAACGGAAAAGGCAAGGAGTAGAAAGAGTGGAAGTATGAAAAAATGTTTCATGTTATTGATCTCCAAAAGCGGCTACGGCAGTGGCAATATCGACTAAAGTGCTGGAAGAATTGGTGATGGCATGCCGGACGCTTCCCACAGCCAGTGAATCAAAGTGTGGGAAAACTTCCGTGTCCTGCATGACCGAGGCTGCCATCACATAGACTGCCCCTGAAAAATCAGTGGCCCATACAATGGTACGATCTCCAGTCCCTGTGTCAGTAACACTTGTGACATTATAGCTTGGGCTTTCCAGCGTTCCAGCCGCGAGAATACTGCACCATGCTTTTGCTGCCCCGGGAGAATGTTTTACAAGATCAGGAGGAATATAGGTATCTTCATTCGTTTCCGCTTCAATATCGGCCTGGACAGCCTGGGAAATCGCTGCGCTGATGTTTGTAAAAGTAGAACCATCATTAGAAAATTCCCAATCACTGTCAGTCGCATTGTAACGGATTTCAGGCAGCGCAGCGTCCCCGTTGTTGACCCGAAAACGATGGTCCACGTCGTTGCCGTCCCCGATAGTCCAGATATTGCTCGTGACATGGGAAAGCTTGGCTTGGCCGTCGACAATCCAGGCATCATCCGTCCCGTCATGATCGTGGCCCGTGGTCGAGAAGGCGATTTTGCTTTCGGCAATCGCGGCACCCGAAGCGATGTTGCCGTTAGCGATTATTCCGTTGGAGTTGGTGCCGAAGATACGCGCCGTCTCATCGGGGTCGGCGTTCAGTTTATTGGCGGTAATCAAATCTCCGGTGCTCCACGTCGTCTGCCGGACGTAGTCCGAAGCCGCGCCCATATTTATCCAAGCCAAAGCCGCAAACAGAACCAAAAGATTTCTTTTCATTTAAGCACCTGAGCCCCTTGTAAATCCGAGATCAAAGTTGAAAGCACGTCCGCCAATTCCGCCGTACCCGTCGCGTCCGCGTCATACGTCCGGTCCGTGGTTCCGTTCGTCACCGTATAGGTGCTCACTTTAGTCATATCATTCACCCGGTTCACTAATTGATCGAGGAACCAATCCGCTCTGCGGTTCTCCAGGTGAAAATCCTTGACCACGAAATCCGCGAAAGAAACCAGGGGCACCGAGAGCAGAATTCCAGCCGCCAACCCCGTCAGAAACTTCATAAATCGGGCCGCCCGAGCCCCGAAGTCTCGACCACGGGCCGGAACCCGAACAGTTCATAAGGCTCGTTAATCACGGAGTTCTCAAAACGGAACCTCAAAAATTGCCCCGTCAGGGGCGACGGCCAGGCGATGTTGCGGACCAGGCCGTCCTGACCGCCCACGGTATCGGTCCCGACAACCGCCGTCCCCACAATTCCCCCCGATTGAAACATGCTGACCGCAAGGGTCTCAAAAGTTCCCGTCTGGAAATTGCGGGCTATGCTTACCGAAAGGTCATAATCCCCCACCTCATCCATATAAAGATAAAGATTCGGGACACGCTTTGCAAACGCCGTATCCCCGAAATCAAACCACTTGGTAACGTAGTAAGACGTGATCGCGGTATCCGTGCCCCCGGGCGTGTCCTTCGTTCCGCTGTTCGCCTGGTACACGAACCCCGAGTAGTCCCCCCAATAAAGCCGTTCCACCCCGCCCGAGGTAAAGACCCGCACCGGAACGCTTACCGCCATACCCTGATGGCGCAGCCAGGCGTTGTGGAAGTAGTCCCAAATAATGACGCGGTCGGTCTGCGAGGAACCCGAAGTGGCGTAGGTAAACCACACCTGGTTCAGCGTGCGGTATACCGCGGAAGAAATTTCGGGGAACAGGTTCTTGTTGTAGGAATCGATTTCGGTGTTGATACGCTCGCTGATCTTGGTGGCGATCACCCCGTCATAAATATAGATGCCGTCCTGGCTGGCGAATACATGGATATTTTTGACGTTCTGAACGGAATACCCTGAAACGCACCCCACATCCGAATCGGACTTCTGCGTGATAAAAGGAATGAAGGCGTCGCCCGTGAACATCGTGTTGTAAATCGTCTGCTCCTTGTAAAAGACCAGGCGGTCCCCGAGGATTTCAACGCCCGTGATCGTCTGGCCGTTATCGGGTTCAATGTCATCAAGGTCCGTTGCGGTCCAGGTGTCAATCGTGTCCACGTGCGACCAGTAAAAACGGGAAGGATGGGCTGTACCGCTGACTGTCACGTTCGCTAAAAATACATAGCTTTTAAACACAGCGATGAACTTCGCCTGCGTCAGGCCCGTGGGAACGGTCATCGCCGTGGCACTGCCCGAACCCGTCCATTGAAACGGCGCGTCCGTGCCGTTGGTGACCAGCACCGTGTCTTTAAAGGTCGCGAAGTCGGAAAGACTGCCCGCCGTGATCGTGACGGAACCCGTCACATCGTCCCACGTCCCGTCGAGGGAATCCATTTTCCCGAACTTCGTCCCGCAGGTGCCGATCAGGTAATGAGTTCCGTCTTTCTGAACGTAATCATACATTCCCGTCCACCTGTTCCCGCCGCAAAAAGCGGAAGTGTTCAGTTGGGTGTTTCCACTTCTTTTGATAATGGAACCGAACGGGGTCAGGTTGACGTTAGCAAGATCGGGTGATTCGTTGGGCTTGACCTGGAGGGGGCTGGAAGAAGTGTTCAGGCCGCCGTTGTTGTTGATGAAGTCGTAGGAAACTGACGTCTGAGCCGAAAGCGGCGAAGCGATTAAAAGCAAACCAGCGAGAAAAGAGAAGCCTCTCACCTAAAAACCCTCGGAAAGCCGGGTCCAAAGGACAGGAAGTCCCTCCCCCGGGAACGGGAAGCTTGAGGCGTGCCCCGTTCCTGGAGGGCGAACACCCGGTCCTCGTTGCGCTCAAAGAGGCTTCTCAGGCGAGACACTTCGCGCAGGTAAGCCTTGTAAAACCCGTCCGCGGTAACGGATGCGTTGGGGTTGGTAACGGTGGCCTGAAGGGAGCCCAGGTAATCCGCGTAAATCACGATTGCCTGGTCGAATTCAGGACCGAAGGGAGAAACATCGTTATCGTCCACCAGGTCGTAAACGCGCTGGTAGGTTTCGGCGTTTAGGGTGAGCACTGCGTCGGGAATGGGCCACAGCTGCATTAAAAAGAAGCTTAAGCTGTCATAAATACCGCCCGCCGGGAAAGTCGCCACAGTGACCGCCGCGGCATTTGAAGTTACCGTCACGCGGCCCTTGGTGGAACCGGACTTGGAAATCCGGTCCACGCGCGTGAAGGATTTGGTTCCGTTGACGGAGGTGTCGTTGTTGAGCGAGATATTCTCAAAGTCCGGGACGCCTCCCACGATGCCCTGAATACGGATGGTCTGCGTATTATCCCCGCTCGAAGCGCTTGAAACCACGGTGATAACACTCGCCGAAGAAGGCTGGGCTTCGACCCCGCTCTCGCCCCAAAGCCTGTAAAATTTAGGAGTGCCTGTTACGTCCAGATCAAACCCGAAGCCGTAAAAAGAGTGGTCTGAGATATTCTCAAGGGTGAAGGGATATCCGAACCCCTCGTGCCACATAAGCCCTATGTCTCCCCACTCGATGGGCAGGCGGTATTCTTCCTGGGAGGCCACGGTGCTTAAGGTCAGTTTGCGTCTTAAAGGCGCCCACCGGGCTTCTCCGCGGAGCGTGTGAAGGGAACGGTTGACCCAAAACTTGGCCTGGGTCGTCTGAACACCTCCCGCGCCTACTTTGTTCAGGTCGCGGTTGACCTGGGCGACGAGGTTTGCAAAAAGCGCCATTTAGGCCACCGGCTTGGGCGGGCGTCCCCTGCGCTTGGGCAGGGCGCTGGAAGCGGGGGCTTCCATAGGTTCCTGAAGCGGCTTTTCTTTCGGTTCGGGCGCGAACTGGTGCACGGGGCCTTCGACCACGGGATGCCCCGAAGGATGCACGGCCACGGCGCCCCCTTCACCCAAGGGCGGGACGGGGATATAGCCTAAATGCTTGAACCCCCTGTCTTGAACGATCACTTTCGCTTCCGGGGAAGCAGGGTAACGCCGTACCGTCCCGTCTTCCTGGACTTTATGAACCCACTGAGGCATATCACTTCCTCCTTTTCTTGGAGGGCTTCTTTTTTTTATCCGCCCGCTTTCCCGATTTGACTCCCAACGTCTTCAGATACGCTTGATGTTCCTTGGAATCTTTGAGAAACTTCAAACCCGATCCATAACTGACGTACACTCCGCCCATTCTGTCCTCCTATCGCTTTTTGTAATACACGTCAAGCGTAGACACATTGGCGTCAATATCAGCGAACAGCCCGTTCGGAAAGATCAAGCCCGCGCCGCCCAGGTCATCGGTGTCGCCCTGGCTCGCGGTCCCGTTTTCGGTCAACTGCGCCGTACCCGAAGTCGAGGTGCCGTCCCGGAAGATCACCTGGCCCGCGGTGCCGCCGGAGACCATGCACCAGCCGTACAACAACACGGGTTTCCCGCTCGGCCCGATGACGCTGTCCTCGGAAATCCGGGTCCCGCCCACGGAAAGCTCCGCAGAAGCGGGGGACGCGCACAGCAAAAATAAAAGAATCAAACCTATCGTTCCCTTCATGTCCAGCCTCCTTGATTCATCCACCAGGTGCCGATTAAAAGCGTGGTCAAATCGCTTCCGCCCAAGCTTAAAAGACAGACTAAAGAAAATAAGACCAAAGCCATGCGGGTCTCCCGCACCCGCCACCATGCCTTCCAGGGCGCGTAACAAGCGCCCCACACCGCGCCCATTACCCCGATGGCTCCCCCTTCCACCGCTAACCGGATGAGCAGGTTCCAGGGATGCCCCCACACCTGGTTGTAGGAGAAGATGTTATGAAGCTCAAGCAGGCGGAACGTCCCGAACCCGATCCCCGTCAGGTGGTGCGTGTACCACACACTCGGAAGCGCGCTCCACATTTCCCGCCGCCCCCCCAAGCTGAAAAAATCAGGATGGGCATAGGCCCCGAATCCAAGCGCTGCGGCCAAGGCGCACGCGGCCCCGATCTGAAAAGACTTGCGGGGCATAACCAAAACGAAAGCCAATCCCGCCCCGAGGTACGCCGCCGCGCTGTGGCTGAAGTAAATCGCGGCCCCTACGGGAAGGACGCTCCATCCTTTAAACAACCTCGCTTTCCAGACCCACGGCAGGGTGAGCACGAGCCAGACACCCATATTCGTGGGGTTGCCGAACACCGAACCGAAGGAAAGCAGGCTTTTCATCCACTGTACCCCGCCCGCCTCGGCCAAAAGGACGTGCAGCGAAATCGAGAGCGCCATCCAAGCGATAAACCGGGAAGTCCGTTTCACGTCCAGGGGAACGGCGAGCCACAAAGTAAACAAAAGAAGTGAAAACGCGCTCCAGACAGGCCACCACCGGAACTGCCCGTTGAAGTGCCCGCTCCACCAATGGCCTAAAAGCAGTAAAACCGCTATGAGAAAGAACGCCTGCCACCACTTGGGCACATCCAGAAGGTTCTTTTTATAATAATGCCAGCCCCACCACGCCAAGATGGTGGCCGCCGCCAGGGCCGTTTGAGTCAAAAAAAGGTCGGGCACCTTGGGAAGCAGTAAAGCCGCCCAAGGTGTCCAGACCCACATAAACTACAGTGCGCCTCCGTTGACGTTGATGAAGGCTTGAACCGTTCCGCCCGCATCTGCCACCAAAGCCACACCTAACCCGTCTCCGTCGTCCGCCACCCCCAAGGCAGCGGCGGTTCCCAAGGCTTGCCCTTCCGCGGCCGAAGCACCGGACACGACAGAACCGTGATAGCCCCAAATCTGCATTTTAAACCGTTCGCCGTCCAAAATAGGACCGCGCGTGTTCAGATAGGGCGCTCCGGGAACCACCCCGGCAACAATCTCCAGGTTGGCCGAAGCCTGGGTTTTCACGCTCTCCCCCAGAACTTCTCCCGAATCAGAGTCGACATTCCAAACCACGGTCTGCCCGTGGCTCAGGCTGCCTCCCGAATTGTTGGTCACGCTGACGAACCACTGCTCCTGCTGATTTTCCGCAGTATCCGCCGGCGCGTTTAACGCATAAGCCTGATGACCCATTCCCACTAAGAGGAGCGCGGCCACCAGGAGAAACAGACTCTTCTTCATGCTGCCCCTCCTAGTTACTCGACCACAAGCGCGAACACGTCTGCCGTGTCCGGTCCTGCATCCGCATTAGCGACTGCCACCGTTCCGCTGGCCGCAGCACCCGTGCTGTCGATGTTCTTCTCGACCTTCACAGCCTGGGTGTCGTTCGTGTTGACGCCCCACGCTCCGAAGATACGAGTCCCTAACTTCTGCGCCTGGCGGGCGGTCGTCAGCGCCGTGACCGCCAGGTGCTTCACTTTGTAGTTTCCCAACCCGCCTAAGTCAGTGACCGTAATCGCCATGAGTCCCCTCCTTAAGCGGTGATGCCGGTGAGCTTCACCATACGCCCCGGACGGTTGGTCGTAACGTTACCCATCCAGAGAATCTGTGCCCAGCGCGCCACCTGGTTATACGGTTTGACGAACGGTGAGATGGCAAAATCCGTCATGCTGTCCACGTTGAGATGAATGTATTTGGAATTGATGAAATACATCCGTCCCGTGGCGATCTTGTCATCAAATACCATCGCCGCCTGCTTGTACTTGAGCGACTCAAACCCCGCCGCGGCAAGCTTCGAATCGCTGAACCGCTGTTGAGGCGTCAACAGCCCCTCATACGACTCATACACCGACTGCGTGGTGGTAATCAGGTCCGGCGCATCGCTCGCGGCAGAACTCGAAGCGTCGTTATAAGCGGTGCGCATGTCGCTCAACAGCTGAGCCGCGGCACTGCCGGACGCCGTCACGGTCGCCTGCCAAAAGCCGTTGCCCGTGCCCGTGCGGTCAATTCCGCCCACCGTCGAAGTGGCATCGATCAGAATATCGAGGCTTTCAATGGTGTTCGTAACCTGGGTCGTGGCATACAGCGCCGCTGCAAACACATCCACCAAGGACATGCGTGCGTTATCGATGCGGGCCTGAAGCAGAGGCAGAATCTGATGCTTGCCCGAATTCTGCCGCTCCTCTTTGCGCGCGATCGCCACCGTCACTGCCGCCTCTTTCCACTCGTACAGCGCGGACGTGAGCGGCGTGATCGGGGTCGTCGTGAGCGTCCCGTACATCGAATAAAACTCCGCGGTCGTGTTCTTCTGGAAGGAGAGATGCTCCTTAATCATTTCCCCTCCGTCCAAGATACGGACGCGGTTGTTCTCCCGCAGCCAAAACCATGTGACGAAGTCGTTGAAGACTTGGTCAATGATCTCCCTGCGGACGTTTAAGAGCGTCGTGGTAAAGATATCGTCCCCACGCGCGCGCGTAAACTGCGAGTAGAGATTACTCGTGAGAAAAGCCATCGTGCACCTCTAGGTTAATCCATTCCCGCTACGTCCTCATAGCGGACACCATGCGTCTTTTGGGCGTCCTCGAAAGCGCGTTCCAGGCCGTCCCACCCGCTGTAATCGCGGGGGGTCGTGGCCGGAGTGCTTGGGGTCATGCCGCCGGGCCGTGCCGCTTCCATTTTACGCTGCGTCCCGCCGCGTGCCTTCTCATAGCCTTCGCGGTAGGCTTTCTCCCGCTCACGCTTTAAGATCGCGCCGCGGTTCAAAAGCCAGTACGCTTCATCCGCCATGAGGGCGTTGCGGTTACGCAGAAATTCATACTGAAGTTTTCGCACCGAATCCCTGTGGGTTTTCAGCTCGTCCTCGCCGAACTCCTTGGCAATCGCTTCCTCGCCTTTAGCCAGCTCCTGATTGAGAAGATTTGTCGCGACCTGCTTCTTAAAGGAGAGGTACTCCTGTTCCATCGGTTTCAGCTGTTCTTGTAACTTTTTGTCCACGAGGTAGTTAATGCGCTCGCTTTCGGTCATCGATTCAAGGTCGGGCGCGGCCTCCCGGGGAGATAAATCGCGCTTGAGATTGTTTTCCAGCTCGCGGCGCACTTCGAGGAATTCGGGGCTCGTCAGAATGTCCTGGGCCGTGACGGGCTTCGTGCCCGAAGTCTCGGCCATCTTTTTCTTGAGTTCCGCGAGCTCCTGGGTCTTTTCAAGAAATACGGCGCGGGTTTCCTGAATATGCTTTTTGACTTCTTCGGGCGCCTGGTCGGGATCGATGCCCTTGGCTTTCAACGCTTCGTTATAGGCGTCCTCCCCCAAACCGGTTTCAGGCGCTTCGGGAAACGGTTCCGCTTTTTCAGGCTCCTTCCCCTTTGCCACAGCTTCTTCCTTCTTCTGAGGGGGACGGGAGACGCGCCGGGGGCCAGCGCTTGAGTAGATAACTTCCTCCTCTTTCTCAGGGGTTAAAACAACGGGTTCTTCGGGCATCGGAAGCTCCTTTTTTTAACTAGGACTCGGAATGGGTTGAGACACGGGACTTCTCTCTAAAGCGTCATTCATCGCATGCGTGATAGCTCTCAGGGGATCATGGTTTTCATCGGAAACGGAAAGGGCATAGAGGTTAACGGAAACCATCTGCTCGTTCTCGTATTCGTCCAAATGCACGCCCGTCACTTCAACCGTCGCACGGACGTCGTAGACATCCCCGATTTGAGGCTGGGCGGGCACATGGCGCAATTCCCTCAAAGGCAGAACCAGGCGCGGCATCAGAACCCTCCTTTCATGCTCCCGTGGGCACGGCGCAGGATGCGGTCCGCGGAAGTCCCTTTCAGCTTACGGATATTCATTTCTCCTGACCCTTGGGGAGGCCGTCCCGCGCGGGGAACACTGCCCACGCCTTTCATGGGCTTTAAGGAACGGGTGAACTCTCCCCTGTGCTTTTCATTAAGGGGTGCAGTGGGTTGAATGGGGTGCATGTCAAAACTCCTTGTCGTTATTGAATAAACTTCGCTCCCGTTTCCGTGACGCCTTCCCCGAGGCGCACGGTGCCGTTGCCGTACTCTCCCGTCCCTTCAATCACCGAAGGAATCGGCGGGGATTTCTCCTCCTCCGGCATTTCCGCCAAACCTTCTAAAAACTCGGGTTTGATGTAACGGTAATCCCGGCGTTCTTCCAGGCGCCTGACCTTGGGAAGCGGAACGGGGCCTTCCCGGGGAACGAACGAAGACAAATCCGCGCCGCAGGAGGGACAGAACTTAAGCGGACCGTTCGTCCGAACGGGACGTTCCCTCGGCTTCATCTTGACCGCAGGCACCGCGCCCTGCTTCATTTCCGAAAGCTCCTGGGCGGACAACTCAGCCACGGTGGTAGTCCCTCCAGCGCCTCTCAAGATCGGCGCGGACTTCTTTCGGAGTGCGCCCCGAACGCACTTCGGTCGTTACCATCGGGTCAGGGACGTACCTGGGACGTTTCTTCTGCATCCCGGGGCACCATTCCACGACGCCCGCTTCTTTCATCAGCCGCTTCCGCGACCGCCGGCCCGTCCAGCGCCTCAGGCCTGGGTCCCGTTCGGTCCCTAAATGCTCGGTGATTTCTTCGGGGATGTCGCCGATCACCGTCAACGGCCTTTGGACCTCCCCCGCCCACTCGGCTTCGGGAACCAACCGTCCCGTCGCGGGGTCTTGAATCCACCGCCGCCTCATACAACCCCCTGGAGGGCCTGGGCGCCCGTGCGGTGCGCCCGGCTCGTTTCACTCGCTTCCGTGGGGACACCTCCCGAAGGGCTGGAAGGCGCCTGGCCCCGCTCCAACGCCAGGCGTTCTTCAAGCTTTGACTTCTGTTCAGGGGTCAGAAACTGGAGAATGTCCTCGTTTTTAATCTGGAAGGCGTCTTTGAATTCCTTGAGCGCCTCGGTGAGCGAAAGGGTAACCCCTTCATCGGCCAGCTTCTGCATCACCGCGGGGGAATTAATCATATTAATCAGGTGCATCATAATGTCCAAGGCTTGCTTGCGGACCACGGCTTCGGAGATGGGCACCATGCTTTGAACGTCGATCTCGACCTGCATGTCGTCTTTAATCGCCTCTTCGTTCCAGCTGTCCGGCCATTCCAGGTCTTCTTCGGGCAGACCTGTTAACTCCAGCATCTTGTCCCGGTCGTAATACTGCTTCATCAATTGGGTGTTCTTTTTGACGACGCTGCGGATAAAATCAACCAGGGTCCCGAGGCGTTCCGTCGAGATGCTCCCCGAGTTGCGGTCGAGCAGCGCGGTCTCCGTGGCGCTGCGCTCGCTGGAAGAGGCGATGCCTCTTCGGATGTCGGGCAGGCCCGAAACCACTTCAAAGTCCCGGTCGACCTTGCTGTCGGCGGTGTAGTATTCCCCCGAGACGCTGCCGGGCGTTAAGGAAAAGAACGCATCCTTCAAAGAGCCTTTGACGCCGATAAACTGGTTGTCGGCCTTGCGGGCCTTCTCGATGTCGCCCGAGTCGATCTTGTCGGTGTCGTAGAAAATCCTGAAGTTGCCCGCGACTTTGGCTTGTTCTAATTGATACGTCCTTAACAAATTCTTCTCCGCGGCAAGATGTTCATAAATTTCGATGTCCGAGAGGGGCATGAACTGCCCGTTGATGCGGTTAAAGGTGAGAATTTCGAAAGGAAACCCGTCGATTTTAGGCAGCCAGCGGTCCACGCGCAGGGCGCGGTCGTATCCTTTCGCGAGCACAAGGACCTTGCCCCGGCGGTAAGGGTTCCTGCGGTCCTTCTTTTCCTTCAAAGTGGGTTTAATCCACAGCTCGTACAACCGGACTTTTTTGAGATAGGTATAATCCTGGAGGCTGTGCTCCTGGGAAGGCGTTTTCAGTGAAGAAGCCTGGGCGTGCAGCGCCTCGTCTCCCAGGAGCTCCTTGGAGAAAAACGCGGTGTCTTCGAGCCCTTTGAGGTTTTCGTAGTAGTCCGTGTTGTCTAAAACGTCCTCCAGGGGCATGTCGATAATCCGTCCGCAGAACCGGGCGTAAGACAGATCGAAGTCCGAAAGCTCGGGGTCGTAAATGAAACGGTCGGGGGGCAGCCACATGTTGATGATCTGCTCTTCCTGGATAAAGGGGTTCTCCTCGTCGTCAATCCCGATTTCCGCGTTGTAGTTGACGTACAGAACGCCGTACTTTCCGATCAAAGCGTCATCCCGCACCCGTTCGATCTGGTATTTGACGCGGTTCTCGCCGAAATGGTTGTTGTGGCCTTCCCGCAGGGTGCGCGAGAGGCGGTTGCCGTCCAGGACCACTTCCGTCCCGGCCAGGTCAAACGCTCCCGTCGGAATCCGGGACTTCTTGGCCTTCACATAGATTTTGGGATCTCGGACGAAGATGGAAGGTTTTTCGATCTTTTTGTTGGCGTGGATGACGTTGATGTTGATGAGGCTGCCTTCCACGTCCTTGTAGGGCCTCGGAAAGACTCTGCCCTGGTACAAGGCCCAGTTCCTCTGCACACGGGGGTCGTGGAGGTCCGAACGCTTCTTCTCCCACAAGTCAACCAACCCCTGCCACATCTTGACGTCATCGGGTTTCAACTTAGGCATAGCGCTCGCTCACCCCCACCAGGGCTTCCTCGCCATAGGCTTCCTGCCACACTTCCAAATCGCTCATCCCGTCGCGCGCGGGGCTGCCTCTCAAAACCTGGAACCGCTTGAGTTTGTTATGGGCGTCTTTCCACGTCCCGGAAATGTCCTTCGTTTCCACCTGCGCGTCCGGCGTCAGCACTTCGGCCATAAGTAAAAAGCTTTCGGCGTCCAGAAGATCGTCGTGCTCGGAGAGGGGAAACTTCAGGAATTCGAGCCGCTGGGCTTCGATGAGGTCGACGTTCCGGCCCTCGGTCTTGGAGTAGCGCACCAGCGTCTTCGGCCAGAGGATTTCGTGGCGCTGGTACTTGGGGATGAGGCCCCGGATGCGGTCTCCCTTGCGCTTGGTGTGGGCCTTGATTTCCACGGTCTCGCATCTTAACTGCCGCTCGGCCCTTAAACGGTGAAAGAAATCCACGTCCGAGTGCTGGAACCCGATGGCTTCGTAGAGGACTTTCACGCGGTTTTGAGACAACGGTCCCCACCGCTCCAGCATATCACACACCGCCTGGATGCGCTCGAAGGTGTCGAGGCGGTCGCGCACGGCGTCCAGAATAAACCACCGGCCCCCTTCGTCGATACCGAAAGCTTTAATCACCGTGTAATCCGAAGTTTTCTTGCGGCTTGAAGCGGGATCGACGGTGAGGACGACGTTCATCCGTCCGGGAAGCTCTTCATAGACAGCGATCTGGTCGGGATGGAAGTGGTTCTGCGCGGGGTCCGAAGGGTTCATCAGATACTGGCACTGAAACTCCCACTGGCCCCCTTCTAATTGGTTAATCAAGTCCTGGATTTTGCGCTTGGGAAAACGCTCGGGCAGGATGCTCTCCCCCACGACTTCCCCCCGGGAGGTCACGGGGTTCTTTCCCGTAAGCAGGGGCACTTCGCACAGGAAGATGCCCGGCCTGGCTTTGATTTTGCTGTAAGCGTCTGCGTAGTGATACCGCGTCCCCACGGTGTCCCGCAGCCTCACGGTGGGGTTGGTAAACAAAGAAATGGTCCGGTCGAGCCAATCCGCGCTCTGCCTGATTTGCTCCTCGGTCGTCACGCTTTTGTCGGTCACAATATCGTCGTCTTTAAAGAGATCGAAGTGCGCCCCTGTTACCGTGGTCTCGACGCCGATCGCGGTGAGTGAGGCTTCATCCTGGGTCGTGGGCTTTCGGCTGGCCAGGGAGACTTGGGTCTTGGTGCCCCATTCCTTCCCCTGAGGGACGCACTCCGGGAAGTAGGTTTTCAAAAGGTCCTGCTGAAAGAGTTCCTTGATGGAAACAAGCCTTTGGGAAGCGATGTCCTGCTTGAAGTGGGTCAGGGCGATCCTCAAATCGGGGAAGTTTAGAAGCAATTGGACGGTGTGCAGCTTGGTAATCAGGGTCGTCTTGAACGCGGCCCGGAACAACAGCCACACTCTTTGTACCTGCTCCCACGCTTCGTCTTCCGGGTCTAAAACTTCCCCGGGCTCGGGCATGCCCCGGGAAGGCGTGAAATTCAAATACCGCACGACCTGCCAGTTCTGGAAGCTTGTCCACTCGCACAAGGGCCGGTGAAACCGCTCCACGAGCAGCGTATGCCCCGTGGCTTTAGCGAGAAACCACAAATCGTTCCTCAGAAGCCAGCGGATGTGCTCCTTCCTGATCTCCCCTTTCTGTTCGGGGGAAGCCCCCTCGAAAGCTTCCTGAAACAACCGGTTTTTAAAGGCCAGTGTTTCCCTCAGCTTCGGGAGCCCCTCGAAAAACTTCACCTGGAAAAGACTTTCGCCATGTCCCCCTCCAAAACGATACTTCCCGGAGAAAGGGCCGCTTCAGGAGAATGATGCCGTTTGTGAACGCCTTTAAGGGTTCCTTTATTCACGGAAGCATAAAAGACTTGCCTGCCTTTCCCGGCTCCGTATTCATGCCGCATTGCCCTGAGCACCTTCTTACCCTTTTTGGTCAGCGGCATACTTCATCCTTCCATAACGGTATTCTTTTTCCTCTTCCCAATGAGCTTCGTGCAAATCCCGACAAGCCATAGTTGGAAAATGTTCATCTATTAACTTGTGTTTTGCCTCGGAACCTATCAAGAGAGCCAAACCTAACATGGGCATACCGCAAGAATGTTTGACTCGCTCTCCTTCCAAGGTGATCTCAACCATGTTCACTCTCTGAACTTACTCAGTTCAAACTATAAAAGCTCCAGAACTTCCTTTTCGCATACCACTTGTCCGAGAACTCCATCATTCCTTGATAGTTATCCACTAGAGTTCCTTATCCCATTTGTCGAACTGTTCCGAAGTCAGGTTCTCAAAAGCCGATTTAGGCCCTGAAACGATGTACCTGCTTCCCAGCTTCTGAACGTTCAACCCCGAAGGATCGTTCTTCGGCCAATCCTTCCAGACGGTGTATAAGACAAGACCCAAAACAACGACAATAACAAAAACGTCCTTGAGCTTCACCGCCCGAACGTCTCCAAAGGATAGCTGAACGGAACGCCATCAGAAGCTGCGGATTCCGCAACTTGTCTTTCCGCAACTTGTCTTTCCGCAACTTGTCTTTCCGCAACTTGTCTTTCCGCAACTT